TCCGCTATCATCAACCGATCGAGTTCTGATTATGTAACCTCTGCTGATAAGCTCGTTTAACGCACTTGTTACCGAAGTCGTACCGTCAGCACATAAGCTCGCAAGTCCCTCAATCGAATACTTCCAATCTTCGGGCAAAGACAAGATCGTTGTAAGAAGTCCCTTTGCTTTTAATGTAAGCTCTTTATCCTTGAAAACGTGATTGTCAATAACGCTAAAATCTGTTCTCTTGTGTCTGCGATATACGCTCATTTTCAACTCCTTAAAAAATAAACCCCGATAGTGTGCAGATACTATCGGGGTAAATCTCTCCAAAAGGTTGTACCTGGTGTACCGTTCTGCACACCGATACAACCATAATCATTTTAACCCGATGTTAAGCCGAAAGTCAATCACATTTCGAACAAGCCGCTCGCCTGATCTCCGAACATAACCTCGTTTATGCTCTCCTGACCGCCCTGCGTGGTCTGTGTAGGCTCTGCAACGGTCTGTGTGGGTTCTTTTACGTCTGCAACCACGGAAGGCTCTGTGGGGGCAATTACGGGCGTTGTATCAAGATGAATGTCGGAGATAGCACCTTCGTCTGTCTTGATAGCACCCATTTCTTCCTGCTCATAGAGGTTGCTCATTTCTTCGGGGAAGGCTTCTCTTAATGCCTGCGCAACGGCAACCTTGCGGATCATCGTGCCTGGCTTTGTCAACCAATTAGATTTACCCGTGGAATACTCTTTCATGCTTACCGATGAATAGAACGGTACTTCGTAACCCTTGATGATTACCTTCGCCCAACCGCCGACAAGATTCTCGTCAGGAAGAACGAAAGTGCCTTCTCTTTCTTCAATCTCGCCATTAGCGTTCACAACGATAACGCCTGCGGACAAACCGCCGAACTTCTCCGAACGCATAGCTCTTTTCAAAAGTACGTCCTTACCTACGACAACGGTTGCCGGACTTGTGCCGTACTTAATCAGGTATGCTTCACGAAGGAAGGGGTTAAGGTGCTGAAACTTGCACAAGGACAAGAACATAACAACTTCCTGATCCGTAACCTGACCGTTACCTGCAACGAGATAGTCCTTAATCATTTTCGGGGAAAGTTTAACGTCCTCGCCGTTAGCCTTGAATGTGATAGTGTTGCTTGTCTGTGATGTGGTCTTTGCCAATGAATTTTTAATAGCCATTTGTGTTTACTCCTTTATATTGTCTGTGATATTTTCTGTAATACGATTCCATTTTCCTTGCAGAACTCGGAAAGTGCGATTGCCTGACGTTTTGTTACCTTACAATGGAAAGCAACATCAAAAAGTTCATCACTATCGTTTTCTGCGTTAAATAGCAACTTCTTTTTCTTTTCCGCTTCGATATTGGAAATCTTCTCGCCTTCTTCAAGAGCCTTGTTCAAATCAAGTGATTCCTTGTAGGCTTCTTCGGCTTCAAATGCGTATTTCGGCATTTTGCGGATAACTTCAAGGTCTTTAATAGCCTTCTCGAAGCGTTCCGTAATTTCTTCAACGATTGCCTTGTCCGATGTGGACTTGTTAAGCCACTTATCGTTCATAACCTTTTCAAAAGTGATAAACGGCAACTCGTAATTGCTTGCTACATCGTTGAATAAGGTCTGAATGTGTGCGAGCTTTTCATCAACTCGCTTCTGCTCGAAGGCTTCCAACTGTTCACCTATGCCGGACGAAGCGGTGTCGATCATATCGCAAAGTTCTTTTGCCTGCGCCTTGAACTCGTTGAACGGCTGCATATACTCTTTCTCTCTTGCAATTCGTTCATCGTTGATAGCCTTTTTCAGCTTATTCAACTTTGCTCTGTCCTCTTTCGCTTCGGCAATCGTATCTTCCGTGTAAACTCGGCTCTCGTAGTCTTTCAAAGCGGTAGTGAGGTCTGATTTAAGCGAATCGTAGTTCCATACGACAGGCTTGTTTTTTGGTGCTTGAATCTTCAATTCAAAGTTCATTTTGTTTATTTTCTCCCTTCTTATAAAATCAATCTGACGGGCGGTTCTTCGCCCTTCTTCAACGCCCTTGCAAATTCTTCGGCAGCTTCCATAACCGTTGCTATGTCTTGCTCGTAGTCGCTTCGTTCAAGGTGATAATCTCTCGTAATCGTGTAGGTATCTCTTTCGGGATATACATATTTGAGATTTGCCCGAAGGACTACAAACGACCAACCCGTAACACCAAGATAGAAAAGCACCTGGCAGAAATAGTTATCGGGAATTTGGTTTTTCCAATGATTTGCCTGCTGACTTGTGGTAATGGTCGAAGTCTTGATTTCGAGTATTCCCTTGCGTCCTGTTTCCTTTTCTGTCAGCCAGCCATCAAGGGAAGCCGCTGCAAACGGGTAATCGGTATTTCGCCAAGAGTTATTTGGGATATACTCAACTTTCAGTTCCTGATGATCTAATGTGAATAACGCCCTGATGTGTTCTTCGGCTTGTGTGCCATAGGCTACGAGGGGGTTATCGGATAAATCGTCCGGCTCTACGATTTCCTTCTTTTCACGGTAGAGTTGCACATTGTTCTTCCACGGATTGTAACCCAAGATACAAGCCACGTCCGAACCGCCGATGTACTTCTTACGGTTCTTCAACCACGATTCGTGATTCTTACACCGATACATTTTGAGCATAGTAAAAATCTTTCTCCTTCCCATTGAAATCTCTGCCGTCGGGGTATTTCAAGATTCTGTACCTCTTGACACGGCTCTCCGTACCGTCAACATTCGTTACCTTGATGTACTCTGAATCAATCGCAAAGCCTGCGTTCTTCATATCGGCTATTCGGCTTGCAAGTCTGTAAATGCCAAGTCTTAATGCGTCCCTTTGAGTTATCCAAGTGAACTTGTGGCAAAACTCAATAACCCTTTTGACCTGCGTGTACTCGTTCATGCCTTCACCCCCAACAAAGAGTTCTTAACGAAGTAATCTTCGGGTAAAGTTTCCGATGTGCGATAGATTCTTACGTTTGCCGGATAGCTCTTTCCCTTTACTCTGAATCTCAAACCGTGATCTTTGATGAATCTTCTCTGCACGCTTTCAGCACTTTCGAGGGTAAGACCGTAATCAATAACGATAGGTCTGAAATCGCCTTCGTGTGAAGGGCGTACCATAACATAATACAAATCTGCTCTTTTCATTTTTTATCCTACCTTTTTACTACTCTTTTGGAATGAAATACTCTACGGGTTCGTTAAGTGCCTTGCAGATAGCGATGTAATCTTTTACCGATATATCTTTGTTCTTGTTAAGGATCGCCCAAAGAGTGTTATATAAGATTCCGCTTGCTTCTGCTAATTTCGTCAACGATATGTTATTGGCGGAAATGTAATCGTTGATGTTCTTTATGATTTTTTCGCCCATGTTTACCTCCTTTCATACTGATATTATATGCGTTTATTGAAAATTGTCAATAACATAAATATAGAAAAAGGGGAATATTTTTCAATTCCCCTTTTCCCTTCCCAGGACATTAGCCGTTAATCACAACTTGATAAGTCTGCTGACAACGGCATTATATATATCAGGCTGCGCAATCTTTACTAATTCCATAGCTTCATTTATCACATTCCATACTTCAACGGCGTTTTTACCTGATATAAGCCGTTAAAGTTCTTTTTGAATTGAAGAAACTGTTGAATCATCGGGTTTGCAGGTGCGGTATTACCCAACTGTTGATAAATAGGATTGCCCATTATTTATCACCTTCTCTTTCGTTATGCGGTTTTCTGAAACCGTTGATTGAACGCTTTACGCTCTCCCGAAACTCGTCAAATTCCTTCCTTGAAACATAATCATTGGTTGTTACTTCTTTCGCAACATTAGAACTCTGCTTTTCCGATGTTCTTTCGGTAATATCGAAGATACGAAGGGGTAAAGGCATACCGCTTTGATCTACACTTTTCATATACATAATGGGTTCTTCTCTATCCATAAGAACTACGGTCTGTCCTGCGCCCACAGGAAACGATTTAGCGGCGTTCTCACCCAAAAC